CCCGTAATTCCATTTTTTTCATACCCCAACATCATTTCCTTGATTAACACAAGAGCATCATCAACAGCAGAAGGCCCAACCCAGCCACTAATTTCATCACCAACAAGTATTCCATCAGCTATTCGTTTCTTGTCCACCTCGATAGCATCATGCATTATTTTTGTTACAATAGAGGCATTACGAACACCTTCTAATTGTTTTTTCCATAGTTCAAGCTGTTCATCAGGCGTTGGCATATTAGCATTTCTAAATTCAGTAGGAATTGTTGCATATATCGCTCTGTAGGAATCATCCATATCTTGTAAAGTGGCAGTGTTTATTTCTTCCCAAAGTTTTGTATGATCTTGCCAAGGGGTATCCATAATCAAGCTGCTGATACGACTTATTTCTGATTCATTGGATTCTGTATTTTTAAGAAGTAATTCTTTTTGATCTCGTTTCCATGTCGCATCAATGATTTGATTACTATGCGTTGTAATGAGTTGGGCTAGATAAGTTCTAGTCCAATCCCTGAACGCCTTTGGAGCGCTTTCAAGTAATCCGTCACGGAATCCAGTAGCGTTATTTATAAAGTCTGATGGATTATATCTGTAGTCTTGAGAAAATTTTGATATTTTTTCTAAAGAGCTAACCTTTACATCAGCTTTCCATTTCTCCTCTGCCTGAATAGCTTTTTGCTTTGCAATAAAGTTAAGTGTTTTTCCCAGCTCACTTGTAGCCAATTCAACGGGATCACCAGCGTTTGCCTTGACCACTCCCATTCGACTTGCCAATGAAGAAGGAGTTGTAAAGACTTGTCTTTCTCCTGATGTTAATTCTTTAGCCATTTAGTATTGCCACCATTTCTTTCCCTTTTTTTTCTCTCCTTTATAATAATCATACATTGCATATCCACTTGTCAATCCTGATCCAATGGATACCCAGCCACCAAAAACTTTACCGGCTGTAGCCACATCATTTTCAAACATTTGTTCTCTGTATTTAAGCACAACTGATTTTCCCATTAGCCTTATGTTAGCCATATCCTTTTCACCTTTTTTTGATGCCTCTTTATTAATGTTCAGAAAACTTCTTGAATCATCATAGTAGGCAGCAGTTGACTGAAACGCCAAGTTGTTTGCCAACTCCTGATTCAAATGATCTTTTCTAATATTCTCTTGTTCAATCGCATCAATTTTAGCCATCAATGCTTCTCGTTCATAACGAGCTTGTTCTCTTTTATTCGCAGCTTTAGTTGCACTTATGTTATAAAGTGTTCCTACAGCTCCTATGGCAGAACTTGCCATCATCATTGTTCCAGCGCCTACACCCATATCAACCTACACAAACTGCATTTCTATAGCCATCGCCAATATCTTTAAAGGCAACGGATCGTTTTGCGATACTGTAACAGTTGGATTTTTACTGTATCCCAAAAAATTAAATTCTTTCTTTCCCGTTACTGGCGTTAAATCACTACCAATCGTGAAGTTTAACGGAGTAATAAGTAATTCATATGCACTGGCATTAGCAGCTTTTACATTAATATCCAACGCACTATTGACATCAATGACTGCTCTTGTGATTCTTCTTGGCGCTCCCGTGAGTGGGCCAGTTTCAACTTCCTTGTCAATCGGCATTGTTTCCAGTATCGGAGTATAGTTAAATCCAACCTTTACTCCAGTTGGCTGTGGAGCGACTGCATTGGAATTAAGAGTAATTCTGTCATTCGCATCTATTGTATATGATCCTAATGATGAATTTCCTGATACGACATTAACAGCTATTTCTCCATAGATGCTGTTGATCGTATGCATAAATCCATTAACCATAGTAATCACTGCATTGTCTGCTGGAGTTGCAGCCAAACTTTGATCCAATGATAAAGTATGTCCAGTCGAAGTGGTTGTCACTGCGTTAATTGTATATTCTGTTGCGTTTCCAGCAATCGTAAATGTTTCCAATACTGCTGGAATTGTCGTGAATCCGTCAACATTCAATGTTGCTCCTGATTGAGAACCACCATAAACTAATGGCGTACCTTTTTGATAAACCGTTGTAGTTGTTTGGCAATCCAAAGTAGTAGAATCATCATCTGCAAATTTTTCCAAAGTATATGTTGTTGTACCATTAACTTGTCGTTTTCCAACAACAAATAAATTTTCATTGGCAGCAGTCATTGAATGAAAGAAGTCTCCACTTCTTGTTTCATACATTGACCATCCAGCAATCTTTTCCCCCCTGATGCTGTGAAAAGCTGCGATCTTACCATTGTGCGTACTTCCACTATTGACAAAGAAAGCGAATTGTTCAGGTCTTGAGGAATTTCCCGTAATCATAGCAATTTGCTTTGGTGAATCAATAAGCTGAGATGACAAGACAGAAATAGAGTTTGAGGAATAGGCTGCTGAAGTATCAGAATATAAATATTCACGAACTGCCTTTCCATTCTTTTGAGAGAACAAAGTTGCTCCGTCAAATACAACGGGAGTGGATCGACTGCATCCGAAAGGAGTTTGTCTCCTGAATGAAATGTTGGAAGGAGTGATGGCTGCAATATCGGAAGATGTTGGAGTATAATATTCCCCACCATCAGTAAATATTTGCAAATCACGAGATGATACAAAATGTCGCACTTCGTTTACTCGATCACCAGCAATTGCAACATCAATCGCCTCACTAGCCAATCCAGTTCCAAGACCAAAGTTAAAGTATTCTCCTATCTGACTGGCAACGACTGAAGATGGTTTTGATGGATTTCCACCAAACCACAGTCTGTTATCATGAAATGTTACAGCTTGAGGAAATCCTCGATGAACGGAATAAAGAGTTTCATCCCAATCGGAGTTAGCACTTGTACTAGCCAATGTTTCCCTTACAGTTACAACCACTACAGTGGTATTAGTTCTAGCTGTAATATCAATTTCCTTACCACCTATGCGTAAAGTTTTACCAACCCAGTTGGCATCAGAATCGAATATGGCAGATGAGGCAGTAACATTAACTCCAGAACCAGTAGTGGCTGCTGGTGTTAAGGTAACACTGTCATCTTCATATTTATAGTATGGCTGATAGCGTGGATATCCAGATGAATGAGTTGAGAAAGAAAGAGCTGATACCGAAAAGCTCGATGCACTTGCTCTAATGATTTTTCTGATTGGATTATCCCTATGACATACAATTACTGTATCGCCAAATTGGGCTAAATTAAGATCAAATAGCTGTGCAGTAGTCCAGTTACAGTTAGATGTAATGTTAGCCTGAATAGCTGTACCTGACGAATTATAAATATCTAGTCTGTTATTCGACAAGGCGAAGATCGCTACTTCATCATTGGAAAAAATAAATGGTACGATTCGTGTTTCACGAGTACCAAAAGTTGCTGTGTAAGTTGTGCCAGGTCTACGCATAACGCCACCTTCATCAAGAAGATACCAGTTTCTGCATTGTTTCGCTCCATCAAAATATGCCTTCGCATCTGTACGAGCAGTTAAAAGGGGATTTAATTCACCAGCCGAAAAGTTGGTTAATACTGTTCTGATTTGCCTAGCCATTCAATCCAAAGCCACTTGTACGGGTTGATCGTCTTTCTTCAGCAAAACGATTTGTAGCAAGTTGCTTGGAAGTTGTTTCTTGAGAATCTGTATTTCTAGCAATCAGTAATTGTCTTTCTGCCAGTTCATCAAATTGCTTTATCATACCAGCATCTCTAGCAACAGCTCCAGCATAAATACTTGCTAATTTATATTCTAAAGCAAGACGAAAATAGGGAGGAAATTTACTTTCGTCTTGCCTAAAAATATAATCCATAATAACAGTGCTTGTCGAACCATAACCATCTACATAAATCTTATCCTCATAACGAGCATAAGGAAGAATGGAATCATTACAGCTTACTGTAATAATCTGTAAGACTAAGGGATCGGTTGGCATTTGATAGGCGTATTCCCATCTGCCAACGGGAGTTGCTGTTAAAAGGGATAGTTGTTTTTGACCAGAGGCAAATCGCCATCTGTGTCGTGTTAGGGTAGCTTCTACTATTTCTTCATAGATGTTATTTGTAACCAGACCTTCCGTGCTGTCATCTGTAAAGGATGAAATCGGAGATGCTCCGATCATTACTAAAGCTCTTGCTGCCACATCTACTTTTGTTACTGCCATATTATCCTTTTAATATGGGGGAATAAATCCCCCATATATGTATTTGCTCTCGATACTAAGCCAATATTACTGTTGTTACAGTTGAGCTTGAAGAAGCAGATACTATAAGAATATCTACAACTCCATTTGAGCCACCACTATTTACAATAATAACGTCACCAGCAGTTAACAATAAATAATCGGTTAAAAAATAATCAGCATCATCTATTGTTCCGATGGCATCACCGTCAGTATAGTACCACATGGAGTTTGAATCCCCCATTTGAGAGATTTTCTTTAACGGATTACTAGTTGCATAAGCCATAATATATCTCCTTTCCTATTCTGCACAGAGCTGTACTCTAGCTCCATCGCCATCAATTAACACTGCACCCAAACTTAACATTGAAGTAATCAAGTGAGAAACTTTTTCAGGAATATAGTTAATTTCTGTTTTCACATCTGAACCGATACCTAGACCACACGCTGACTTATGAAAAGCCAATGTTTGTCTATCAGTATCAGTGGAAAGACCTGAATGAGAAAATAACAAGAATCCCATCCATCGTTTCGCAGTTTGTTCACCACTTAAGAATGGAAGTTCTGCAGGCCCGACATAATCTTGCGAAGCGAATTGTTGGATACCCAACAAATCTCCCCACTGTTCGGGGCCAACAGCCCAGTACCTTTGGTTGTCATCAGGAACATCATTGTTCCCAAAAACAGTAAGCATGTTTTGTGCCTTTATCAACGTCATATTAGTCGCTGAAGAATTGATATTGTTAGCAATAGATGTAGCTGCTTTTAAAACAGTAACAATGACATCGTCGGTTTTTCTTCCTAACGCATAAGCTGCGTTTCGTGCAAGAACCCCTCTTTCGTCAATATTTGTTTTAAGCTCATCTAATTTGTCAACATAATCTGCTGCATAGTAATCAGCAAGCGTAGCTGAAACATTGGAGTGTGCGCTATTCATAGCAACAACTTCAGCGTGTCTAGCTTTAGTTGTAGCTGTTCCTTTTGCGAGCTTTTGGAATTTGACAGAAGAACCACTAACACCGTTAACAGTCCTTACCAAACTCTTGAGCTTTGCTCCCATGCGTTGATACGCCATGTGAACTTCAGCTTCAAACTGAGTTATAAAGGCATTGGTTATCGTACTTGCCATTATATGCTCCTATTCAAAGGTTAATTAAAATTTCACTTATCTCTCTTGATTGCTTCGTGTTATCCATAGTCGACATAGGCACAAATACCCACAAAAAAGGGCTTGGTCTATTTATTTCAGATTTTTCATTAAAATTCAACGCACATTATGTATTCTGTGTTGAAATTCTTTCAATATGTTGGGGTTGTCTTTAAAAACAGCCATTAAGCCATTTGTAATACTATTAATCGTAGTTTCTTCTTTTGATTCTGTATCCAATGGTTGTCCAGTTTGTGTTAAACTGTAGTAATAAACTATGGCGTGAAGAACTTCGTGCAGTAAAGTACAAGCATAATCACGATCCGATAAATCCTCTTGTATGGAAATAACATTCTTTCGATGGTCAAATTCACCATAGGAATCGGAAGGCTTTGTAAAGGAAGCCTTCTCGATAATAATATCTATTTCTTGATATCCAACTTTTACTTTAGAGTTTCGCTGGCTCTGTACCGTATTTTTTCTCATATAGCGTTGTAACCCTATCAATGTATCCTTGATCTTTTCTCGCATCATCCCAATATCGAGGATCACGCATCATAGATCGTAAATCATTTTCACTTGGAGCTACATCAATCGCCATATCACCACTAGGCATTGGACTGTCTTTTGTCAGATTCATTATTTCTTCCAGTACCTTAATGTTATTAGCGCTTGTAGCTATATTTGAAACAGACTTATACGCATCAGAAGAAAGATTCTTCTTCGCCCATAAATCCACAGCTTCTACTCGTTGTTTTCCGTTATCACCTAATGATTGTATTTCCGTATCAATATTAGGAATGTCAGCAACAGCATTGTCAACAAATGCCTTTACACCAGAATTAAAGTCATCTTGCGATAATCCTTTTTTCTGTGCAAATTCATTCCACCATCCTACCAAAGGAAGTTCTGGATCAAGATTAACTTCCACTCCTTCAGGAATGTCAGGTGTTACCAGTTCATATCCGTTTGTGGGAATGTTTGATTTTGTTTCCTTCTCTATATCTTCACGAATTGATTTTCCCAATTCTTCCGTTCGTTGTCCTAGTTTTGATTCCAATGCTTTATAAGATGATCCCAATGCTTCTACATTAGGTTCATTCCTGTCAGCATCCCAAAACTTTTCAGGAATAAATTCAGGTCGTTCTACAGTTTCTTGTGTTTCTTGTGGTTGTCCAGTTTCTTCAGCCATTTATTTTTCCTTTCCTTTGTTTATTCTATCTTGAATAATGGCAAATAGAAAACGCATACCCTCTAAATGAAAGAGCCTATTCGCTTCTACATTCGGGCCACTTACAGCTCCAGTCGTAATGGATTTTAAATAATCCAATACAAGTTGTCCATTGTCATCTTTAAATGCAATGGCAAATGCTTTATTAATTCTACTCTCAAGTTCGTCAGGTCGTTCATATCCGTCAACAGTCTGTTTTTTAACTTGAGGTTTCTTATTGTCCTTGAGGTCTTTCCAGTTCATTATTTCCCAATGTACCTTGTTGTTGCATGGTTTGCAACTGATTTGCTAATTCTTGTTGTTCAGCTGCATCTCGAATGAGCTTTTCAGGAAGGTTCATTTTCTCAGCTAGATATTTAGCCACTTCATCTTGCTTGACAATCATATTCAGCATTTGAGGGCCGAATGTCATTCCAATGATTTCATTGAAACGAGTAACATCAGCAACATCTTGTTGATGCTGTGCTTGTGCCAATGGTGATCGAGGAATAACTTTTACTTCCCGACCATCAATTCTTGGAAGTTCTATTCTTCCTTGTTTTGTCAGTATTCTAATAACCCGTCTTAATAATGGATTAACAAACTCCGATTGAAGTCTGCCAAAGGAAGAACCAATCTGTCTTGACAAGTCAGCCATTCGTTCCGATACTTCAGTAGCAGACATTGGCGTTCCTTCAGGTTTTCCTAATGTTTCCATATATAATGCTCTCTTGATGTTTTGTCGCATATCACTCAACACAAGTTGAGCCACATCAAAATTTCCAGCAGCAGCTATCGGGATCAATCCTCTTGAACCCGGCGATACGGGAATGAGAGAACCCGGCACTAGTTGAATATTATCTGGATTAACTACTCCATCATCTTCAAAAGTATAGATTCCACTAATTGCCATCTGTGCATTTTGTAAAATTAATTCTACTGTCAGGTTCGTTGTCTTGATTGCTGCCATCGCATTAAAGACTGGGCCTCGACCATACACCTCTCCTGATGCTTTGTTCCACCTAAAGACAATGTACGGATTGGAGGCGTTTCCTCTTAATTCCCTTTCCTCAATCATTACTTTCTCTTTAGGAAGAACCACACAATATTTCCATTTTTCTACATTGGGTTCATCATACAAGCGCATCGTTCCTTCAACAACCATCGCTTTTGAATTGTTCTTTCTTGTCTTTTGAAGAAGATCAACGGGAATCAATCCCTTTGGATACATAATCTGTAAATCCTCATAATCGACATAGCGTGTTCTGAATATCTGATCTATCCTATTGTCAGGCCCGATATTCAAAGTTAGTCTTGGTAATGGAATTGCATTAAACTTTAATGGACTTACTGCATCCCCTTCCTCTACGAGAAGGCAACCAGTACCAATAGCCAAATCCATAAATGTTTCGTGAACTTCCGTATTGAAGTTTGATGATTGCAATACTTCAAAGACATAAGATGTAATTCCATCCAACTGTTCATTAATCATTGGCTTCTGTTCATCTGGTATTTCCGAACCAGCTTCAAAGTCAGCCCATCTTGCAAAGGTAGGTGTCATACCAGCTTGAAGTCGTGATGCAAATTCTTGTATCCCAACTACTGCTGTTTCATCGAATATCTTGTCCGTTCTTCTTGAACCCGGCGTTTCCTCAAAGAAAGATTCTCGTTGAGGCATAGTATATTCATATGCTTCCTCAAACTTCTCTTTCCAATAATCCTTTATTCCCTCTGCTTTTTTATACCTTTTTAGAAAGGTTCCAACTTTTGAATCGTTATCAGAAGTCATTGGACTGATGTCTATATTTTCATAAACCATTATGTACTCACTATCCCAGCTTTAATTGTTTTGCCTGATCTTTTCAGTAATGTTCTGTCTGCATCAGTAACAGTTCCACCACCTTTAGTAACTGCCTTTAAAGATGTAAATCTTGTTTCATCGCTTACAGATTTCTTTGTATCTGTTCTTGTTTCATTAATGTTGACTGATGATACTTCTTGTTCTTTTCCATTCCCAGTTGCATTAGATTTTACTCCATAGGAAGATGTTTCTCCAGCCATATTACTATAAAATTTATTTAAGTATTGGTCATATCCAGCTTGTCCTTTATTTTTCCAAGCATCAGCAGCAGACATTCTCATTAATGTTCCAGCTCCCATTGGAACTGCGAATGATAATGCTGCTAAAGTCATTGCTTTTATTTTTTGCTGTCTTTGGTGCATTGATGATGAGATGGCAGTAGATGTCATAATACTCGTTGGATCGCCTGATCCCATAGCAGAATCAGATTTACCATATTTAAGATATTGGGATTCTTTATTTCCTATTGTTGATCGACTAATGCTGGGATCACCAGAAGCATATAATCTTTCTCCTTCTTCCTTGCTAATTCGTATAAAATTTCCACCTTCTTTTCTAAAATAATTTCCTACTTTTACTTGTCCCGTTTCCACTAAATAATCATCAGTAGCTTTGGATGCAACGCTACCATACATCTCTGTACCAGACCTATCAATAGAGGATTGCACAGATTTTCTTCCCTCTGCAACTCCAGTTGTTCTTGCTTCAAATTTTTTTGCTTCTTTTGTCTTCTTTGCTGTTAAACCAGCAATAGCTTCTTTAGTAGCTCCTTTTGCCTTTAACTTATTAATGTTTGTTTGTAATTTCTTTTGTCTTTCTTGGTGTTTGTTTTCATTAGCTCCACCACTTCCACCACCACCAGAATAACTTCCTTTATCAGTTGTTCCACCTTTACTGGACATTATGTTTCCTCTCCTTCATAGAAGAATCCTCCACCACCAGCTTTGGAGAAAAGGGATCGAGTGCCA